GTACGATTGAGAATACCGCTTCTAGGCGGTCCATCATAGGTCTAGGTTCCATAACTTCCTCTACTATTACTAATTATATATTACTAACTATTCATTCTTAATTCTTAATTATTTATTCTTGATTATTTTTTGCTTATTTATTTGCTTATTTATTCTCGTTTATTTATTTCTAAACATAATACTATTCAAAAATAAGCTTTGTTAAGTTACAAAAATAAATGAGTTACATATAAAAATAACCGTCCTTGAAATCTCAAGGACGGTAGATATCAACATAATGGTGGGCAATACATGCCATAAAGCGAACCACTTTTATATAAGCGGATCGCTTTACCCAATAATGCTTATTCTACCTCGATAACCTTATAATCGCTCATTCGCACATCGTATAGTAATGTGTTGACTGTATCGACTGTTAGTTCATTCGGATTAAATACAGCATATTCGCCGTCAGCACTCATCAATATTTCAAGACCGCTTTTTACTTTCTCGATGAGTTCTGGCATATCTTCAATCAAGCCACTTTGTGGATCATTTATAATTGTGTCTACGTCCATTGTGTTGGCTGACAAATCAACGATATAAGATAGTGCCTCGTAAGGTGTTTCTACTGTTGCAAGGTGTTTTTTTGCTGGTGCGCATTGGTTGATAATTTCTAACATGATTGTAATCCCCTTTCGTTACTACTATGTCTTATCTTTGATTATATAATATCATATAATCAAACAGAAAGCAAGCATAATTTTATAGATCTTCAAAAATTTTTTTGCGAGCATACTCAGATATGCTCATTCCTGCTTTTTCGGCTGCTGCTTTGAGTGCTGCGTATTCATCGTTATTCATTTGTATGGCTCTAGGTTTACGGCGCCCCTCTTCGCCTACTGTAACAGGCGCCCCAGCTCCTTTACGAGCGCCGCCCCATTGGTTTTTATTACTCATAATAACACCTCTTAAATATATAAATAATTATTTTGTTGGCCCCTATTATAGGGGCCATATTTTATTATCTGTCAGCAGCTGCGTTCATGATATCTGAGTACATCTCAGTTAAATCATCAAGTAACGGATTTGACTCAAAACCACCAAGATTTTGATAATTAAACGTTGCTTTCATGTTAGCCACAAAATCAAGCTTATCAAATTCATCTCGATATTGTGCAGCTGCTGAATGAGCTGCGCTTAATGCTCCGTCAAACATGAGTTTCAAGAAATCCTTTTGATTATCTTGTAATGTTGCTGTGAAATCTTCTGTCATTAAAATTTTCATGGTGTGTGATGTCCTTTCGTTTTATCATTCAGTAAGTTTAATTCCCTTACCTTTGATTATATGATAACATATAATCAAATAGAATGCAAGTACATTTTTGAAAATTTACAAAAAAATAAAGGCCCACTACATTAAATGTATATATTTAACATAGTAGGCCTATTAATTTACCAATCATCAAAACACAAAACTATATGTCCACCCTCATATAGTAGGGAGATAATGGATCACCTCGATTTCATCGAATGGCACCAGCGGCGCCAATTAGAAAACCAATCACACCACCAGCGGCCCATGTATCACGTTGACGCCGCAAGCGTTGCTCGGTTCTCCTATTGTTTTTGATTTCGTTCTTCAATTCGTCTAATGAGTTCGAGGCTTGATTTAATCTCTCCTCTTGCTCTGTTATTTTGCTCGAGGCTTTCTCTAATTCTTGCCCCTGTTTCTCGTTGATTTCCCTCAATTCGGTTAAGGCTTTCGCCCTCTCGCTGTTGATAACCCTCAATTCTTTTAATTCTGTCGCCTGCGTCATGGTTAAGCTGTCGGCTTGTTTCAATGATTTCGTTGAGTTCTCGATTGAGGCGTCGGCTGTCATTAAGTGCCCTTTGAGTCTGTTCCAATCGCTCAATGGCACGCTGATAGTTGGCTCTGACTGTGAAATATCCACTTGCGAGGCTGCCAACGCCATAGAGGAAAAGCACACAAACAGCACCAACAATAAGGCGCTGCATAGTAACCTTAGATTTAATCGTTCCGAGGTATGTTTTAATTTTTTCATACATGATAACCCCCTATTTAGTCCATATCACTCCAGCGAGCCTCATAACCTCGCACGTCTACGTGAATGAAGTCTTGATAATAATACTTGCCTATGCCGTCGGCGCCGCATTCCTCGGCCACCTGTGCGAGATAGTCTACATCAATGCCGTCATAGGTAATGTCTGCCGCTACGCCTTGCGTATGATAGGAATTAGGAACGCCACCAACCTCGGCATTATGCTCTGGGCAACGATAGCCACTATTAACGGTAATAGGAACGCCCAAGCGTTCACGAATTTTGTCTAACAGGTCTACGAGCCTTTTATCGATGATGTGATCTAGTTTATTGTGTCCGTTTTCATCAACCTCATGACGCTCACAATGACAAGCAAATTCGTAATCGTCGAAATATTCGCCAATTTTCATATATTACACCCCCAATATAAAAGGCTGCACCCTTTACGAATGCAGCCAATACCTAATTATTTTTTTAAAATCATATCTATTTTTGAGTGGACTATATCTAATAGCCCAGTTACTGTGCTATTTCCACCGTCTCTCATATTCTCGAGAATGGAAAGGAACTCAACCGAGCCGAGATATAGCCATACCAGATTAACCGCAAAAGCATAGTTTCCAGCCATAAAGTCAAAGCACCATGCTGCAGCAGTAGCTAGGCAATAAGTAAGTACTTTAGTTACAAAAGGCTTTCTCATATGCTTTGAGCTGATTAAGCCCTTACCCCAAGCGGCAGGAATAGCGATATACTTATCAGAACCGCTTATATTCTCTGGGCGAGCCCCTAAATCAATTAGCATTTGATAGCCGATAGCAGCCCATTTAGTTACTAGGTCTAATAATACTAGTATTATAAAGATACCCAACACCTGAACATGCTTTAGGCCAATCATATAGATAGCTACCTCAGCAATAATAGCCAAGATAGCTTTAAGCACAAAGGACTCCGTAAGAGTTCGCCATGCCTCGCTCATGAAATTTGTTAATTCTTGCATTTATTCCCCTTACCACGTTTAAATTATGCTTGCACCCAAGATTTAGACTCTTTGTCAAAGCGCTTAGTTTCGTCTTGATTATAGATTTTACCTCGACTCAAAAGCATTTTTGCTAATGCTTCAACGTCAGACGCCTCGTTTACTACTAATTTAACGAGATCATACATATTGATTGTTTGGAACTCATTACCCTGTTGTATTACAAAATTAGGGATATAAATTTCTGTTACACCTGCGCAATTATTAAATGCAGTTTTGTCAATTCTAACGGCTTTAGGCAATTTGATTGTCTTGGCGGATCTACCAAATGCATAAGCCCCTACAGTCGTAACCTCTGGGAACTCGTAATTTTGAGTATCGTAATCATTTATAAATTCATAATCACCGATTGTTGTTTTAGTGCCGCTATTTCCATGCACTTTATAAGTACCGATAGACTCATCTAGTAAGTTGAAATATTCAATATCCACATCATCGGACGCAAAAGGTGTAGTTAGGTTCAATTTTGCTTTACCGCTATCCTCGATAACTGTAGCACTTTGCACACCTTGACCACTCAAAGCAACTTTAAAATGAGGCTGACCATATACATTTATATAGGTTTGGCCATTTGCTGGTTGGTCAAATTCAAGAGGCTTAACAGGCACATCAATACTATTACCCATTAACTCGATGAGCTTAGTTAATATAGTATCAAGTTGAGCGTTAGGCAAATAAATATTCTTACGTTTTAACGCCGTAAATGCATTAGGCACCTCAACTTTTGCTTTTAGGGATTCTAACCACTCTTGACGAGTACCTCTAAAGCCCTCTAATTGAGCAATATCGTAAGCACTTAGGCCGTCAGCACCATTGCGGCCGTCTGTTCCGTCAACGCCTTTTAAGCCAGGAATGTTAATATTCATATTGACAGGTTTTTCGCCTAAGCCTAGATTTACATTTAGAGGTTTATCAGCTAATTCAACTAAGATTTTTTGAAGTTCGTTTGGCATAATTATTTCTCCTTTTAATTAATGCATTGATACATCATGAATGAAGTTAATTTCGCCCATGATCATTTTAAAAGTATTATCGCCTACAACAAGAAACACATCATAATTGCCCTTAGTGTAGGTTTTATTAATTTTTAAGGTTTTAGCACTGGGTATAGTAACGTATACAGTCTTATCCTGTATCTTCGTTTCAGCCTCACATAGTAGCTTACCTTGAATACTGCGAACTTTGCATGTTGCATGCCCTGCCGATATATCCATATCAGTAGTTAGTGTATATGCTCGCCGCCAGTCAGCCCCTATATGTAAAGTTTCGTTTTCTTTGCGTATAAAGTCCATATATACCCCCTTTACCAAAATGAAATTATGAGTAAATCAGCCTCGCCATAATAACCAAATCGGCCACTATTATAAAAGAAATAAAAATAGCCCTCTTTAGTTACGCCGCAGCCTCTATACCAGCGGCCGTCATTGTTTTGACTAGCTGCATTATTCTTCGCATATCCTCGGCCATATGAGAAAGTTCCACCAGCTGGGGTGTCGCCATCAGGAAAGAATACACGATTTTGCAACGGCTCGCCATGTAGCCAATATCCGCCTTCGAGGTCGTCCATTCTGCCGCCGTCTGGCTTTCCGTTCCAGTACATCGAATATCGGTTATTGAAGTCATGTATCTGGCGCATATCCTCGTCGCTAAAATATCGACCATTTAATTTATATGTGGCCTCTTTATTCATTTTCACGTTAGTTGCATAGAATAAACAGCGCTCGTAATTGTATCCGCTAGGCAGGTTAATTTTTTGACCGCTTACAACGTGCACACTCATAAAATTAGTATTTTTAAGCGGTTCGCCATTTGCATATACGCTGTTTGCGTCTATCCTAGAGCCAGCAATATTGGCACCTCGGATATTGCCGTTTTCATCAACGCTAAACGTATTAGACGCATTTTTAATAACGGTACCTGTAATAGTGCCGCCTTGCAAATCGCCTATATTGGCCGAGATAGCTGCTAGGTTGTCAACATGGATATTATCGGCGGTAACTGCGCCAGCTTGTATCATGCCTCTAGCGATAATATTTTTATCAAATAGAGTTTGTCCAGTAACATGCAAAAGCTTTCCGTCAATCTTAGTGCCTGCTGGTGTTAAGTTAATACGGCTTATAAGTTCCTTGCCGTCGAGCTTTCCAAGTGCATTTGTTACTTTGAGCTCTATGCCGTTGGATATTTGAGTGATTTGTGAGTTTACATTACTGTTTAAATCACTCAAAGAGCGCTGAAATGCACTCGCTTGGTCGATGAGTTTATTCTCAAACCCATTAACGCTAGTCTTGACTGTGCCGACTTCGCCTTTTAGATCATTGATAGCCTTATCCATATTAGATATGCCGAGGCTTTCCATATCGAGTAGCTCTTTATCAATTTTAGCTTTAACTGCCACGCTAACGGCCTCTGTAGCAGGGCCCTCACCGAATATATCAACATAAGCCACTTTTACGTTGTATACACCAGCCTCTAAAGGAATTGTAAGAGCATTTGTAGTAGTAAAGTAGGCTTTGCTATCAACGTATACATTAGCACCTTTGCAGCCTGTTGGAATACTTTCAAATATAACCCCAATGCCGCTAATAGTACCAGTTAATTTGATATTCATAGGCTTTGGTGGAATTGGTACGTTATAGGTAACCTCAGCCGGTGCCCCATAGCCTTTTGATGGGTTATGTGCATACAAATAGACCTTGCCGCTACGTTCACGCAACATACCACTATAAGTAGTATTATTGCTTTTACCAATCAAACCATCGGTTTGGCCTGTTCGTGTATCTAAACGCAATTCATAGAAATCAACGTCAGCATTACGAACTTCAAGCCAGTTGAAATTGGCCTTATCGCTAAAAGTAACAGAAAAGCCTTGCGGTGCGTTTGGTACTTCTGTTTTCATGACAACAGTAATTGACTTTGTAACACCTTGCGAAGTATTTCCATGTACGTCTTTTACAACGGCTTTTACTTCGTAAGTATGTCCAAGTTCGCAACCACTAATAGAGATTTGTCCGTTACCATTTCCGCCATATTTCCATGCCGCATTGCCCTCACGATACCATAGCTCGACAGTATCAAAGCTATTGATTTGAGGTACATCAAATTGAGCTACTACATCAAATGACAATACCCCATTACCTATTTCGTAGTACTTAGTAAATAACGTTAAATTATCGACTTCTGGAATATAGTAAGGAACGATTTTATAGGTATATTCTTGCACCTCATCAAGTCCCTGTTCATTACTACCAAACAGATTTAACGAAGTGAACTTGAGATATACACTCTTATTAATATCTTCTTTACGATAAGGATAACGGAATAAAGCCTCGTCCACTCTGACAAACCTTTCATTTGCATTATGGTTAATAGCATTAGTGCCATATTGCCCACGAACTAAACCTTTTAGCGTATACCAGTTATCTGCATGAGTTTCTACAGTTTCATAGCTCAATGCCTCGCCATTTATCCAACACAATGTATTGGCACGTTCAGCATCGATATGTGTTACAGTTTTTAACACACCTTGATTGAGTACTACATCACACATATTGGCGGACTTATCAAACGTATTTTTGGTTCTGCCCATTCTAGCTTGTTGAGTAATAGATCCTATGCGACGATAATTTTCGCCTGTATCAGATATCCATACGGAGCAACCGCCCCAATCGCTCGGAGCATTAACCCCAACAAATACTTGATTGCCACCTACATCGCCAACGGTTTGGAATATAGCCACATCGTTGACGCTTGGTGCAGCTTGATTGTAATTAATGAAAGGTCGTGCATTCTCATGCACATTGTACTTGGCAGGAGCATATGTCCCTGGAGGTTTACCCTCGGCAGTTATTTCTAACTGTCCGTCTGCTGCCTCAGATACAGATGTTATAACGACAATTTGATTATTCAAACCACATAATTCATCAGTAAGTGTAACAAGGTCGCCTGGCTCCAATCTACAAAATGCCCAATCTAACTGGAATGTATATTGATTTTTAGCATATAGACGTTTCATGGCTAATTGCTCAGCATAGTATTGTGCCCTAGCCTTAGTGTATAGATAATGTGCAGACTTCTTGGAGGCTGGCTTTAAACCATTTTTTTGCACATCGGATACAATTTCAAATGCGACTGTCTCCTTTTCATAACTATTCGCACGATTAATAAATTCAACAGTCGCTTGGTTATAACTTTCTGAGCTATCTTTCCGCTTATAGACAACTAACTGCCCATCGCTAGACGGAATAAGATCATCTGCGTTCAAGTTATATTGAATTTGATTATATGGGCTCCATGTTCCTATAGGCTTATCTGCTAACGGTACAATTTTAAGTCGGTCTGTAGACCAAAACACAAGGCTGTTTGTAATTTCTGCTATATCATTAATTACAGTTTGAGCCTTTGTACTTTTACTATCTGGCGGTGTACTGATAAGAATATCAGCTGCCTTGCAATACTCCCTGTAGTGTTCCAAACCGTCAATATTAACATCATCAATGCCGATAGACTTTAACACATGCACAATATAGTCCGCAGGGTTTACATCAACACCGTCGCCAGTCTCTAACAACTTGCCTTTTATTTCGAAGTTGAATTGAGGCAAGCTACCACGCTCGCCCAAATCAACCACACCGGCCATATATGCCAAGCCACTATAAGGCAATGCCTTTTCCGGATGCTTAGACAAAACATACGGCCATGGAGTTTGTTCATAATCGCCTTTATATGCGGTAAGCTCAATTTTTTCATTAGGATAATCGTATATTTCCTTATCTCGCCATACCTTGCCTATACCTTGTATGGGGCCCTCGCATAAACCAATAGCACATGCCACTGTATATGTGTAGGTTATTTCAGTATGCTTTGAGCCACCACCCTTGCCAGTTCGTGTGGTGGTTTTATGTTCATGAGGGGTGAAGTCATCATAATAAATAATGTTGCCACTCAATCGTGTAGTGCCCAGTACTTCTGGAACTACTTCACCGTAAGAGGCAGTATTTATCATGAAATCGGAAATCATATCAGCTCGATTGGTAGTATTCCGTCCTCGATTAAATAGAAAACCCATTATTTGCCCCCTTTCCTGAACCTATAAACTGCACGCAAGCGACTTTTGCCCTTTGCGTCATAGAATAATACATCGTCGATAGATGAATAGATAACGCCTAGATCAACAAACGCATGCACGACTAAATTATTACCGACATAAATGGCACCATGAGAAATGCAACGTCCATATTGATATAATAGAAAATCACCGATACGAATATCATCGATAGGAACCTCGTCAGCTACTTTTTGAACGTATTTTAAATACTTTTCTTCGCTACGGTGCAAATGCCATTCGTTCGAATAATTTTCTATCGGCAATTCCTCTTGTTTCATAAGACCACTATCAACTACCGCAGCAACCAACAAATAGGAGCAATCGACACCAACACCATGAACCATAGTATTATTTTGATACGGTGTGCCTATCCACTTTTTTGCAGCCTCGGCAATCATTTCACCTGTTGTCAATCTCATCGTATTGTCTCCTTTAATGGAACATAAGGCGTTGCCCTGTTCCTACTAAAATTATTGAACTTAGCCTTGCAAGTTGTAGGCGTTTTGTCGCACCCTGGATAGATATAAGCTACATCGCCAACACGAGGAGCAGTATTAGTTGCACTCATATAAACGATTGTATTCGTAGCACTATCCATAATTTGAGTTGCTTGCCCTGATAATGGTCCGCTTATCCACTCCATACCACCGGCAGTGTAATAGCCATTTTCAAAACTAGTGTCAATCTGCACGGTATTGGTACCAGTAACCGCAATTACAGTAACACGCTTGCGATACTTGGTAATATCAACGCCACACTCTTTTGAGTAGATAGAGTATGGGCATTGTGGATAATATCGCCTGTTAGGATATTCAATATTAAGCCTTTGAACTACTGATTTTGCATTTATTTTCAATGCAAAGCCACCGCCCTGTGTAACTTCACAAATGCCCTTGAATAGATCAATACATTCGATAACGTTTCCATTATCACCAAAGAAAGCACGTCTTAAATTTAATGTAGCACCGTCTAAACCACCATTATGGGCAACAGTTAAGACAGGTACACCACCAATTTGGTCGGACTGATTAGCAGTTATGGTAACGTTCAACTTATCAACGCTAACAGTACTGCTCGTAGAAATCTTTTCACGCACAATAATTGGCCCATCGCCTTTGTATGTGTTACCACCATAAACAACGTCAACATCGGTGTCTGCCCAATAGTAAGAGATGCCGCTTTTGAGTTTGAGTTCGTATAAGTCGCACGATACAAATGTCTGTGAGTTGCTTAAATGAAAGCTTAAAGCCTCGCTAACTTGTTTCACTTATAATCACCTCACTGTAACCAATTTAAACGATTTAGACTTAAATACGTCTTTAAATACAGCCTCGTCCGTATAATCACCACTGAACATAACTTTCCAATAGTAAGTGTAATCAGCAGTAATAATAGCAGTTGGAGATACACTTACGCCTGCAGCTAGTCTTATAACACCTTTATCTGATATGGCATTAACTGCCGTACCATTAGCGTATAATTTTAGGTTTTCAATATGTGCTACTGGCTCCCTGAAATCACCATATAAGCGAACTGCTTGCCATTCAGATTGAGCCCCAGTACCTAAACGAACGCCCTTTTCCTCATAGTCCTCGGGATCTAACCACAAGAATGGAACAGTACCGCCTTTAACAGATGCATAAAAGCCCATAAGACGCTTATGTTCTTCTGGGCTTAAAATTGCAAATTCGGTTGTAATAGTATATTGAGGATATTGCCACATTGTCATGGTTCGCACTCGACCACTTCCAGTACGTTTGATTTTAGTGTCCCATTTTTGAGACTTTGTAGACTTCCACGCAAAGGTTCTTATATCTGGGAATTTTAATAAATCAGCCATTACCATGTACCCTCCGTAGCCACAAATTCTCGATTTTGATTAACTAAAAACTGACGTAAAGAACGTCCTGCCGAATTCTCTAACCAATCACCAAATGAATGAGCGTCCATAGCGGATACGTTAAACGTAATGCCACCAGTAGCACCACCACCGGCACGTGCTATGCCTGCACCCATTTCATCGTATGTGCTTTCGCTTAGAGGTAAAACAGCCTCTTTATACTTACCTTCGCCAATCTCAGCATACGTCGAGCCATAAGCCACACCACCGTTTGCCAGTTTAGGCAATTCTAATCTGCCACCGCCTATAGATGCAAAACTTGTTGCACTATTTGCAAGGGATAATGCACTACCTGCCGCAGTATTAGCGGACCATGCAGCATTACCGGCGATAGCACTAGCACCAAATGTCGCCATTGATACTTGTTGTGCCAACGCAGCCCATGCCGGATATTGAGCATTAGCCGCAGCAGTACCAGTTGCAGCCTGTTGAGCTGCCATCATCTTGCCAAATACGGCTTGTTTGATTTGACCAGCTATCCATTGAGCAACACTATCCGCAATAGTTTTGAGGATAGCTTTACCAAGATTTTGGAACGTTTGTATAAGAGTTGTTGTACCTTGAATAAGTCCTGAGATAGAACCTTGCAAACTATCTAAACCAGCATTTGCAGCATCGAATAAAACTTGTTGACCGTTCCAATTAGCATCGAATACGGCCTGTTTCCACTCTTCAAGGAGCTGTTTCTTTAAGTCGTAATGCTGTTGCTCTGCAATATACTCATCTGTCAATGCAGCTTGAAGTGCCTCAAAGTTCTGAGTGCGCATAGCCTCATCGATTTTGGCTTTTTCATTCACAAGATCAATATGCTGTTGCAATTCTTTTTTACGATACTCTTCTTGTAAAGCTAACAATTCTTCGTTTTTCATCTTTTCAAATGAGATTTGACCTTCGCCACTCATTTCAAATTCAATGCCACGTTTTTTGAGAGTATCAATGTATTTTTGCTGCTGCATAGCGTCCATTTTAATGAAATTGTCAGACATTTCTGCATAGCGGTCCTCAATTGTATCAATAGCATCGATATAATCTTTTGCCAACTGCATTGCTGGAGATACGGAGCCAGTACTGTCTTTATAGGCAGTACTAAATGCAAAATTCTTCTGCATATCACGAATGCCAGTTTCAATGGCACGTAGTTTTGCCATTTCTTCTTGCTTAGCCTTGATACGCTTATCTGCATAAACTTCATCAAGCCGTTTCAAATCTTCTTGGTAGTTAGCATTGGCGGACTTAGATTTTTCAAGCTCGTCTCGTTCCTTTTTATATTGAAGTTCGATTAGTTCAACTTGATTGCCTTGCATTTCAAGGAAAGATTGCAAGATTTTTTCGTGGACTTCTTTGGCCTCTTTCGCAAGATCTTTGCCCTTGCTACCTTTACCACCGCCACCGCCTTTGCCACCTTTGCCACCTTTGCCGCCTTTACCCGAGCCAGTGTCAGCACCACCACCGCCACCGACGTCAAGATCACCACCACCGCCACCAGATAAGCCTGATGTAATTTGGCCCATAATATCACCGGCAGTGTTGACAATATCTTGTGCAGTGTCAGCAGATATAGTGTCTACTTGTTGAATTGCAGTAAATGTTCCGCCAAAGAATTTGGCTACTTTATCACCAACGCTATTGAGTTTAGCGATTAACCAGTTCAAAGCCTCAATAATCTTATTAACACCCCAAACGGCTGTATGAACGATTGTTGAGAATACAGAACCAAGTGTACTACCGAACCCATTGCCAGCTGCCGCAGCAGTTGCGAACACACTAACCAATGTTAAAAGTACTGAAATCAATAGCCCTACAGGGTTCGCCCTCATAACTAAATTGACAACCTTTTGAGCTGCCGCCGCAGCTAATGCACCACTTCTTGCAGCCATAAACGCAGCCCTTACACCTGCCAAAACCGCAGCCAAGAAAGCTGATGCCGTAGCACTTGCCGCCATTGCAGAACGTAATGCCACCATAGCCACTGCATGTGCCTTAGTTGCAGCAGATGATGCCAATTCGGCAACTTTCAATGCAACTGTCTTAACCGTCAATGCAGCTGCTTGTGTTCCGCATAGCATTAACGCAGCCTTATATGCAATAAAAGCAGTTGTAATACCTACAACGGCAGCCCTAACTGCCGGCATCGACGTTGTAAATATCCCAACAAAGCTCGTTATGACATTCTTAATTACGCCAATCGTAATACTTAATGCAGAGAACGCACCTTTGATAATTGCTATTGCAGCTTGTGCAGCTGCAGCCACTACCTTGAATGAAAACGCTAATTCATTAAGTGCACCGGCCAATAAATCAGAACTTGCCATCGAGCCAATTTGCTCCATTACTGGTTGAAATGCGGTGATTAGATCATTCTGTAATTTAGTGCCAATATCTTGGAATGTCAAAGGAATTTCAGCGAACTTGGCATTTGTTTCTTCCGCACTATTAAATAATGCGTTCTTAATAATGTCCGCCGTGATTAAACCTTGCGAGCTCATTTCCTTTAATTGGCCTACAGTCAACCCCATTTCCTGTGCGATAGATTGTGCCAACATAGGAGCATTTTCCATAATGGAATGGAATTCGTCGCCTTGTAGCTTACCGGCTGCCATAGCCTGTGTTAATTGGTACATAGCGGACGAAGTTTCTTCCACACTAGCACCGGCAATCTTAAATTGCTTATTTAACTGTTCAACGAAATAAATAGCCTCATCATTTGAACTGAAAGCGTCCTTTGCAAGCATATTCAACTTCGCAACACTATCAGCCATATCGAGGTAGCTACCACGAGAACGGTTGGCTGCTTGATATACCTTATCCATAATATCTGCAGTACTTTGTGTACCGTCATTGATAAGGTTAATACGAGCACGCAACTGGATTAGTTGGTCGGTGGTTTTAATTGCACTTACGGCCATGTCTTTTAACGCTCTGCCGGCTGCCTCAATACCAATCGCAGCACCTGCGAAGGCAGCACCACTTTTGGCTGCATTCATAAGCCCTGGAATTTCCACCCCAAAGACCTTTTGAGCCTTAGCCTTAACATTATCAAGGCTATCTGAGATGCTTTTACCTAGCGACTGTTCTGCTTTTTTTGCCACACGGTCAAGTGCCTGTTCAGCACTATTGGACGAGCCAACAATTTTGACATTTATTTGTGTATCGGCCATAGATCTATAACTCACCTCCTGCCTGTCTGAATTCTTCCATGAATAACTTTTCTTCGGTTTTGCGTTTAGCTGCTGACATAGGGTGTAATTGTTTCATAATGTCTTCGACACGCAACTTTCTGTTGCCAGCAATATGCACGTTAGTCATTAGACACGTAAAATACGCCTGTCTGCGGTCCTCTATTTCCGTTCTTAATTCATAGCCCTCGGCAAGTTTGTAATATTCCATAGGGCTCAATTTCATAAATTCCCACGGCTTTAAATTAAGTGGACCATAAGCCATACGCTCTGCCTTAGTTATCCAAATACTAAAAGAGGGGGCTGTGTAGCCCCCCTCTAGTTTTTTGCGTCTGCCTCAGCCTCAACTTCGGAGTGTGCTTGCTCGTCAGCCTCTTCTGGGAATAATGCGTAATATGCAGCTTTGCCAAATACACCGCTACCGATAAGGGCTTGCACAATTAACTGCACAAGGTCGCTATATTGGACTGTTCCCTCATCAAATAGTTCTTGTAGTTTGTCTTGATAATAGATATAATCACGCTTTTTGCCGTGTTGTTTCATACCTACAACAAACGCAGTAATAAGCTGATTAAATGTCATTGTGCCACTTTGTACTGCTTTGAAAATAGGTTCACCCCATAGCTGTTCCAATTCGGCAATACGACCAATGTTGAAAAAGATAGTTTCGCCCATAGCGAAAAGATCACAATTAATTTTTTTCATTTTGCACACTCCTTAATAAATTAGGCTTTTTTCAATTCAGACAATGGACCTGCACCATTCAAGCTGCCTTTATATGTAGCCACATCATCGTGTGGAGTACTTAATGACAACTCTGTAACGGATGCATAGCCAGTCATATAGGACTTATCAGGATATTCGAATTTCAAATGAATTTTTTCATCATTTAAAAACGCCTTTTCAAGCAATACAAGGCTTTCTTCATTTGGCATAAGTAGTGTTTCAAGGTCGATAGACCATTCTTTTTGACCTGGAATTGTAACTTTCCAACCGCCGCTATCTTTACTGGATGCGTCGATAGCGTCTGCCTTACGAGATACATCACCACTACGTTGACCGCCCAAGATAAGCCACTCAGCATTTGTAGTTTCGTCAGTTCCTACATTTAAATAGATAAGATAATTTTTACCGGCTGTAGGCATTGCGGTTTGAGCCGGTTTATATAATTTTTTAGGTGTTGCAGCTGGTGCCATTAGAAAATACCTCCGTTAGTTTCCTCTTTTAAATCAATAAGGCGAACCATAAAGCGATATTGCGTGCCAATTAAAGGCCGTACACTATCATGGTCGCCAGTTTTACTTGTACATACTAAATCTATAATCTGATAGCCAGTATTCTGTAATATACATGCAGTTTCGTCTAATTCACCACATCGTTTGCGTAGATCATTAATAATCGCCTCGAACGTATCTTCGAAATTAGCAATAACTTCGTAACCGACTTCCAAATCTGGGTTGTCGTTACGTCCCCAAACCTCAATATATAGTTCTTGTTGCAATTCAGATTGAATGGAATTATCTCCCCTCGTAGTTTCCCCACGAATAATCATAATAACCCCATTTCCGTCAATCTTTGCTGCTTGTGGTCGCACAGCACCTAGCATGACATTAAATGCAGCTCCGCTATTTTTAATAATAGACTTAATATGTTGCATTAATTCTAGCCACATATTACCCCCTGTATATTTCAACGGAGCGATAGCCCTTATATTCAGTAGGGTTGCCAGTTAACTGTTCAGGTGTGATACGAGATTCTAATTGCTTGATACGGGATTCATAATATTCTAATTTTTTAGAGTAAAAATCGTCCGTTGAGCCATTATTACTGTAAGAACCCGGCAATGCAAATGCTTTATTTACACATACTTCACGATAGATATAAGCAAGCACTAATTCATCGGTTGTAAAACTACGAATAATCTTAGCCGGCTTTACACCTAGACGATTACCAAATGCATATAACCACTGTTCTGCCTTTTCAACAGTATTGGCAGTTATTTCGTCACCTAGTAACTCATCATTGAATAGCTCCCCCATATCCTCAAATTTGTACAGCATATTTAAAACCCCTTACATATTAAATGTTATTGAATATTCGTCTTTAGCTAACCCACGAGCCACATCATCCAAGGCATGGCCTGTATATTGTGAAAATATATTAATAATGTTTGGTATATTATTTTCCAACGCATCATATAAGAATGGATCAGGTGCCGTTCCCGGATGAAACACCCTTCGAGTAAACACGAATCCATTGCCACCACGAGGGACAAATCTTAATACCTTTTTGAATCGTGGATTAATCACATGAGCTGGAGTTCCCTCATGCACAAAAGGGCCATATTTCGCAACATCAATGTCAAGAAATACGACCCCTTGCATGCCACTATTAGAAATTTGATAATCAATCGCCTTTTCAAGATTACCTGTTCGAGAGGTAAATCTATGTTGTTCTTGCGCAGTTTCTCTCACATCTATAGTGCTTGCTTTTACAGCCTGACGAATACGCTTTTCAAATATAGCCCGGCTATTCATAGCAATTATTTTTTACCAGAACCCTTGCCGGAGGTTTTATCCTCAGGGCCATCATCCTTAGGCTCTTTATCCTCAGGAGCTTTGTCCTCAGGAGCTTTGTCCGGAGGATTTTCATCCTTAGGATTTTTATTAGCCTTTGGGGTTGTATTTTTAGGTTCCTTTACAGGTTTATCTTCCACAACTTCATAGCCGTGCTCTTTAAACCATTCAATGTGGTTGGCATCTTCGGTGAAGCCTTCACCATTCACAAATACAACTGAACCTGTTTGACCTGTATAATCAGGTACTGGAGATTTAATAATCGGCATAATTGACCTCCTTATTTAACCTTAATTTTACGGAATACGCCTGCTGCCTTAGATGCTTTTAATGCAACAGCGGCAACCATTTCGACCTCGCCTTTTTTAACTGCACCAGCGTTGGTGAAGTCAGGCAACCATAAATTAACCACATTATCGCCAGCCAAAGAAACACCATGGAAGCCATCGATGCCAAGACGAGCAACATACAATGATGTTTCGCCCTGACCGTTAATGCCAATTACAGGATCATTGGAACCAGCTTTTGCACCAAGATCAACCAATGGAGTTACGCCATAGTATTCAACTTGTTGTCCGAATTCGTTTAATTTAGTAGAGTACATCGCAGACCGACGAGCAACTGCACGGATTTTAGCAATCAATTTGGTATTACCCATAATTGCAGATGGTGTGCCATCCAAGGCTAAAAGGAACTCATCAAGTTGATCAAGAAATGCTTTGTAATTCGTATCAATAGCAGCGCTATCAGATAAATCGATTGCTGCTGTTGGTGTGTATTCAGTAGAGGAGCCTAAAAGTGCTTTATCCAAGCCATCAAACGCTTTAGAATTAACGCCTGAATCACCATTGATAACCGTATCATTGAATAATGCAGCTGCAGCTTTTACCTTTTGCTCAATTTGCAAGGTGGTTTCATCAATAATACCGCCCATCTTAGCGATTACACGGTCGATATCAAAGGCACCGCCGAATACTTTCAAATCAACGGTATAACGTTTACGAGTAACAGATTGTGGAGTATATTCCGAATTAATGTCACGGAAATCTGCTGTAGGTTGAGTGAGTAAGCGAGTGTAGCCATATGTTAACGTGCCACCACCACCGGTAGGAGATACACAATCGTCGAAAGTTAAGTTATCAAATAAAAAGGACGATTTGCGGAACTCATCAATAATCCCCATTTGCAAATCGTCTTGTACGTTAAGTTTTGCTTCAGCTAATGTAATTGCCATTAGTTAAATACCTCCGTTAAATAAATTATTCACATTGTTGGGCTTCAATAGCTGCCGCTACAGCCCCTTTTAATCCAGCAGGCTTGTTGCCTTCCCCACCATTACCGGCGCCACCGTTTCCTGAACCGCTTCCACGTTTTTGACTATCTTTAATCGCATAGTCTTTCCCTTTAAGCCATTCATCAACGCAATCGTCAACAGTTCCGCTGGTCCCGTCAGATTTAACATATCCATAAGTGCCATCTTCATTGACCTTAATCTTGCTAACAATCAATTTGGAAAATTCTTTTGGATCCATAGCATTTCGCTTTGTTAAAGAATCTACAACTGCTGCAGCTATTTCGGATTGGATACGTTGTGCATCAGCATCTTCACGGGCTTTACGTTCGGCTTCTACGGAATCTTCTAAGGTTTTAATCCGTTCTTGCATGGCAACGATGCCAGCATCATCCTTAATCCCTGTGGAGTTAATTTTTTCTAACTTGCCTTGCGCCTCAGCAAGCAAACGTTCGGAGGCTTCTTTTGCCGCCTTAGCCGTTTTTGCCTCATCATTTTTGGCGTTAAATTGACTTTTGGACACATAATTCTCCCCATAATCCTTAGTCACCGCCTCTGCCTGCTCTTCTGTTAATCCTAACTTGATTAATTCCTCTTTTGTCATCATGACCTCCTGTAAAATATACCTTTCCCACTTCGCTTTATTTTCGTGTGCCACACCACACGACTGCGGTCTCGTTCTTTTTCGCCTGCGATACTAAAAAGGCAAATAAAAAAGCACCTGCATAAGCAAGTGCTTGATTGGTTAAATTAAGTTTTAAATTTCTCGTATTTCTGCGATTTCACTGGCATACAATTCATATTCGTCAACATATATTGATGCTTCATCAGGCTCATTATTCACACCTGATGTAAACGAATCTAATTTACCAGTCATGGTGTCACCGTCAACGAATCTGACTTCTACATCTTCTGAACGAATCTCATTATAGCGTTTATAAAGTTGTTCTTCTGTCATTTCCGTTCACTTCCCTTCGGCACTATATGAATACCCTTTCCTGATACATGTACAGTTGCAAGGCTAGTTTTCTGCTTTGTTCCGCTCCTTGCATTTACATCATACCCAATATGAGGGGATATATCAACCATTATTTTATGATTCCAATCGCCCTTTCGAGTAAACCTAATACCACTATAAACGCCTTCCTGTATGGCCTTTATAACATCAGCATGAGGGATTTCGTGGTTATAATAGCTTTTATTTTGTGTTTTATCGTAAAGCTTACCACCTTTTATATGCATGCTTTGCCGCATCACATAGCTGCTATTAAAGTATGGTGAGTTAATATAATCAATAACACGATGTCTAACATCATCTATTGTTTCAAACTCCCGACGCTTTGAAAGATCCTCAATATTAATTTTTCCATTCTTAATATAATTTTTCAATGACTCAATAACAGGCAGCCTGCTTTTAAATACGGCACCATCCCAGCCCCTAGCTTCCTCAGTCCATGATGCATGCCCATTCATTACTAAATTGCGACCATTTACGCCTAAAATGCGCTCTTGCTCCCGCTTCGGTAATGACTTCAAGTATGCTAGCCCTCCAGCTTCTATATTTGGCTTGGCTGATGCAGTATCAATCATACCTTCTATAATTGGCTTAATACGACATATGCAATGCGGATGTGCGGGTAAATGAGGGAATTTATCTTTAGGATAAATCCCTTTTCCGAGTCCATATAAATCAGCATTTGCATATACATCACATATATCAACCACCGGATGTCGTGTACTCAATTTCCATTGAAATGCAACTACATCGGGATCATCCATATGCCTTGCAATTTCGCCCTCTGCATATGCACGAGCCCTTTCAGTCCTAGCGATACGCTCAGCATGATAACGAGCCTTTTCCTGAGTCGCAACATATATGGCATGATTTAAAGTGGCTGTATTGCTCTTTTCAACAGCATCAATCAACTCACTATATGCAGCTCTAAGCCCCGGCGTAGTTTCTTGCTCAACTAATCGGCGAACTTTACGAAGCTGATATTTAAGCATATCTTTCCCAGCTTCATCATTAGGCAATGGAATCGGCAACTTGCGAAGCTTCCCCAAAAAATCAGGTAAATCAGCTTTTGAAATTACAGAATTGCCACCATAGCCATCGAATATGGCCTTTGCTGTAGCTAATGTATCCTGTCCTTTCTTCATTGCATCGGATATTGCTTCTGCAACATCGTTTTTGACACGATTTGACGCATTATGTAGTCGCTCAGATAAGTTTAAGCCATCAGGTGCCCACGCATCTTGCATGGCCTTAGAAATCGTTTTTAGACTATATGGCATGCCTTTTATAATAGCACTTTTAATTGCATTGCCGGTTACGCCAATATCAGCCCCATATCCTTTGGCACATTCACGAATTAACTCAGATATTAAAACACCCCGCATGGCATCCATAACGGGGTATTTATTATACGCTTTTCGTACTGCAGTTTGTGGGGCATAACCAGCTTCTAATAGTCGTCGAATTTCATTTTCAAACTTATCAATAGTATCCTGAATGGTTTGTTCTGTAGTCTTATTCATCTACATCATCGCCCTCACTACTGTTTGAATATGTGACATCAAGGACATCTCGTTGTGTTGAATCCTCAATTTCTTTAATGATATCATCATAAACCTCGTCATCGATGTTTGGCATATATCCATCGAGAACTCTTTTAACAACTTCCGCATAATAGGTTTTAGATTTAAAGCCAAGATCTAATGCTTGTTGCCCCTGCGATAATACATCAGCTACATCATTAATATCAAAGTCTCTTGGATACTCACATTTATAGGATAAATGCTCATTTGTCCACAATTCATATAGTTCAATAATTGCTTTTTCCGCATTCTCACATTGTACTGCAAAATTTGCCAGTCGTTGATTGGTTCGTTTAAACGCCCATTGCTTTGCTACACCGGATTTTTCTTGCTGAACCCCTACTACAGAATCAACGCCACCGATGCGGTACATCTCTTTAATTTCAGAGTCTTTTTCTTTCATGATAATCTCAGCTGGTCCCTTATCCGGAGCAATATATGCTGGTGGATGGCTAGACTCAGATGGATACAACAATACATTATTGACCCCAAGTGTTAGATCCTCAACGCTTTCATCTGATGGCATTGTTAAAGTAGAGAATGTCTGAGAATTAAGTATTTGCGTTAATAGGCTATCTAAATGATATAGGCGATAGTTCTTTTGTGCCAATGAGTAAAACTCTGGATGAGGTAATACTGTAGTTTTTTTAGTACTACGACCGAACCATTGAACTACCGGCACACGACCGAGATTATGCTCGCCCTCTGCAATAACGCCTTTTCCTTTATCTCGAATTTTCCAATCGGTATCAGTCCACTCGTGATAAATAATTTTTGTCTTCCCATTATCATCAATGATTGACTCTTTATATTCGAAACGAATAATACGGCCCTCATTATCTAGTTTCCAGCCTGTTACATCAGCAGGCTCAACAGATAGCAAGTAAGGAAGTCGTCTATCTTTCACATTATCGGCAACACTTGCCCCAAATTCAGCCTCGTTGTTAACAATAACATAAACCACTCCATACAGCTTTGCTATTATAGCTTGCTGTTGGATATATTCTTGTAATGATGTCCCCAATCTATCAGCATTTTTCAAAAATACATCAAATTTTGCTGTAGAATTGTACTCACGTCTAATCTCATCATTAAATATTGGGTCAACGTTAGCATTAACAATTGGTGCAATATGATTAGAATAACTTGATAGCATCTTTCGGAAATTATAATTATCTAGGCTTTCTCTAGGGTGCTGCTTTAACCCTCTCCCTAATGAAAATAGCCCAGAACCATAATATGCATCATGCAACAGCTTATATGCATATTTCTGTTCGCTGCTAATATACATGAATAAATTAACCTCCTAATAAATATTGGAATTAATGGACTTAATGACCGGAGCATTTAACCGCTCAACAACACCAGTTGTTGCATCCGGTGCGTCATCATGAGCATTTTTGCCCTTACGCTGATATTTGTACATAGCCGAATAGTATTCCGGCCATAGTTCTTTAAAGTTTTCAGGATATAATACGTGATCCATAACTTGTGTAGAGTTAGATAATATTCTAGCCTCTTTATTTTTGCTTTGATGGAACGTGACAATCTTAGTACGATTGCCGGGATATTCATCTTTAAGAATTCGCTTAACGTTACGAGCAAATCCACGGCCACCGTTATTAGATTCAATATCACCAACATTCACTCCGTTACGATGCAATAATTCTGCGGTTTTCCTTTCAGTAACCTCCATAGGCGCATCAGTAAATAGAATGTCTAATATATAAGCATTATCGTTATAAACACCGTACACAATAGCACATAGCCAATCTTCACCAGTATCAGCAGAATCAACATATGCCTTGACTGCAGAAAATAAAGGATATCCCTTATCATCTCTTGGGATATCCTTGTATGTACTAAAGTATGTATATAGACGGCCCTTAACATCAATAGGCTCTTGCTGATAGTTAGCTGATGCAATATCTTCACCCATCGCTCTGACCTTAGAAAGGTAGCTGTCTTTTGATAACACATCATCACATAACATAGTGCCATCATCCTGCACGGCTTTCATCATGATAACTTTAGGCTTGAATTTGGGATCATCCGCAAAATGTTCAATGGCTCGACCAGCTAAATCATCACTTGCCCAACGAGTCATAATGATAATTATTTTTCCGCCTTCCTCTAAACGTGAAAGCATTGTATTGGTGAACCAGCTCCAGTGAGCTTCTTTAACGTTTTCATTATGTGCTTCCTCAGCATTTTTAATGATGTCATCAATAATTAAAAGCGAAGCACCAAAGCCAGTAGATGAACCATCGGGCGAGGTCGCTAAATAGCTATTATAGCCATCTTTTAACGACCACATATGCGCAGCACCGTCGCCCTCTTTGATTTCTACACCATAAAAGACATCTGAAAATACAGTGATATTATCGTCTGCCTTGATTTCCTTAATAGAATCACGCACACCCTTTGCAAACGACTTTGACAATGTAGCATTATATGAGCCAGTCATAATCTTTTCTTTATGATTTTTACCAAATGCCCATTTAACCAAGTTCTGAGCGGTGCGGCTTTTGCCGTGACGAGGAGGGAGATTTACGATAAGCACATTATAAATGTCGCTTTCATAGAACTCTTGCAAGGCATTACATAGCTCTACTAAATATTGGCGATCAGTCCTATAAAAATCACCTTCTAACAGATGGCAATAATAAAAGAACTCACGTCTTGCGAGTTCTCGTTTTGCTAGTTGTATGATTTTTTCTTTGTGATCTCGAACCTGCATATCCTCACCCCCTTTGCATGACTATATACAGATTGAGCCTATTCCTCACCAATGAGCTTTTTAATATCAGCTGTATCAATACCCTCAAATGGGTTTTTCACCTGCACAGCTGCGTCAATATTCTTTGTATCTCTCCATTCCTCTGGCTTTCTATTTTTAAGCCAAAAAATAAGAGATGTAGGGTTAGGCGCCACTTCTTTAGTTGTGCGTTTAACCTCTACAACTATGCTTGTTTCTGTTTCATAGTCAAAAACACGCTCTTTTACTACCTCATCATACTTGTACCCCATAGCGCTTTTAAGCAAGGCATTTTCAACCATAATGTCTACTACTTCCTTACCTCTTTTTATGGCCTCCGCAAATTGAGGATATTTCTTTTTCCAATCATAAAGAGTTGTAGTAGTAATGCCGATATTATGCGCTATCTGCTCATCTGTGAGGCCGTTGCGAGCCCAGCCCTCGAGCTTAATTAAACTGTCAGCCTCTAGCCACTCTTTATATAAGCCTTTTCGGCCTGCATTACTCTTTTTCTTTGTCGCCACGATCTCACCTCTTTTATATGTGTAAATACAAAAACACCTCGAACAGAGTCCCCTAATCTCTGCCGAGGTGTTTTTGCGTTGTTAGTATATTTATAGTTGAAAGAAGGATAGAATGAAACGTATAATCACCATTCACCACTAACATAGTACCACATATATTTAGTACTGAATATGACAGCTTTATGACAATTTATAAGGCGTATGCTCCAAACAAATAGATACTCAAATCATCAATTCCTTTATCGAGCCACCTATATACATTTCGCTCTACTGTGTTATTCTTTTCCGCTATTTCTGCGATTGTTAAGTCGTTGATATACCTATCAATTACACAGTCGCAATAGTGCTTATTATTATTAATGCAGGTTATACGATACACATCGAGCATTTTATCTATATGCTCGATAATGAGCTCGGTACGTCGCTTACTAGCGAGAATGGTTTCAATCTGCAGCAAGCCTCTGCGATTAAAAACCTCATACAACACAGTTTGTAAGTCGCTAGGTGTGATCGTGTCCTCAGCCTTTGCAATAGCGCTCTTACAATGTGCTTTCATAGCCGTATAGCCCTCGAGTAGCGTTGTGGTGTTCTTATAAGCCCTTTCGTTTTTCTTTGCGAGTAAATCCTCGTTACGCCTATTAAATTCGGTTAAGGCCGTTTGTGCTGCTGTTTCTGCTGCAATCTTAACGATAGCCTCTACCTCTGACTCGGAAAAAGTGCGCCCCTTACACTCCATTCAATCACCCCCATACATAGTAAAAGCCAGTAGCTAATAATAATATCATTCCGATTGCCACCAGAACACTAAACGCAATAGAGGCTATGAATATAAGGCTTATGCGCCTATTGAATTTTTCCTCAACAGCTGCATGTGCCATTAATCGAGCTTTCTCTAATTTTTGCATTCGTCCATAATCTATATAGCCTTTAAAATGTAGGCGATCATTGTTATTCTGATTTTCCAATTCTAACCGCCTTTCCGTCCTTGACTTTGTAAATGACTTCTTCCTCAAAATGCACGCCGTTTGGTATGCGTTTATTTCTTATGAGCCATTGTCTAATGAGTTTGTTAATACCTAGCTCCAGCTCTTTAATTTCGCTCTCTGGCACGTTTTTGAGCGTTTCATAATCATTTATATCGTTTCTGAAATCAATCTCTAAATCTTCGACTATTTCTTTAGCAATTCCGCCAGTATAAGGCCACCATTGAGAGCAACGGACTAGATAAAATATGTCCTTACCGCACCTTTGAGCCTCTTTTATGCCTGCCTCTTTCGCCTCTTTTAAGCCGTGTATTTCATTTTCTCTAGTCCATTCATAATGGCCGCTTTCAAGAGTGATGATGTATGTATTATTTTTCATTGTAGACACCTGCTAATTTTACATTATTTAACTCGGTGCAATGAGTCCCTGCTGCGCTCCAGCTAGTCGCACCAAAACCAAAATAATAAACCTTTCCACTATCATATTTTGCAAAATATCTTTTTAGTTTTTTGCTTTTATGATTGATTATGATATGCGTATTCACAGACACCTCGCGCCAATCAACAATACCGAGATATTTACCAATATCGAGATAATTCGGCTCGTTGAAATCTGGTAGTAAATCGCTCAATATGTCAATTCGCTCAAAATCACCGCCAATATATATGCGGTCATTATTGGTTTTCGGTTGTTGCTTTGTGGCTAAATACCCACCTACCCCACCAGAATGAAAAATGTATTTAAACCCTCTATCATATAATTTTTGTAACAGCCATTTACGGCCCTCTTTATCGTTCATGTTAATACCTCCCTACCCATTTCATACACCCAATTCGCAAATAATTATTTTTTCCCTCTCTGTAAGCTCAACTGCGTTTTTTCTCGGCTTAGCTTTTTTATGAAAACTTTTTACAAAACAATGAGATATGCCGTTATTATCCTTTCGCTCGTCAATTAATATTAAACCAGCGCCGCATATGCTGATTGTTTCTTCGATTTCATCTTTATGTTTTTCATATAAAGAATAGGGTATAGCATAGTAAAAATTCCTTACATTTGGGTGATCGTGATAAGTCGCTTTTTTCAAATCTGCCCTAAAATCTTGAATGCTGATTTTTATTTCGACCTCAGTAAGATAATTTGACTTTCTACCGAAATAAATTAAATCAGCCTCGTATTCATGTTTACCCCTTTGATACATCAATACATTAGGAATGCATACATTTTGTAAATAAAGGTGCTTTCCTAACTCCTTTTGAATTCTGCACTCGTCCATATCAACCCCTCACTCAACCACCTAATGTAGGACATTCACATTCCCATGTGTAATCTTCAAATTTATGCACTTCATAAAGTGTCTGAACTCCGTTCGATTTATATTCAAACTCTTCCGCAAAGTTCATTCCGCATTCATAACATTTTCCTCTGATGTCCAACTTGTATTTTTCAGCAAGTTCAGGATATCCTTGTCCTGTAACACTCCACGCATGGTTTATCTTGGCAATAAAAACACCGACGCCATCTTCATCTAAACAGATACCCCCATTTGAGTCAGCAATATCATCATCAGTAATGTATGCTCTTCTCAATGAATTTAAAAAGGTAGACTTTGCCAAAATATTTGGAATTAATTCGTCAAATTCCTCATCAAATACAGGATGTGCTCCATTAAACTCAGATTGAATAAATTTCATTAAATTTTCTTTAGAGCCTCTAAACTTAACCCAGCCCTCGCACCAATTTGGCATATCCTTTACCTCATTTCATTAATACTCTTAATACTTTACCAATGGTAAAGCTATTTTCTGTTAATTGAATTTTTCTATCTTCTATAAATAGCTCAATAATATCTTTAACTTCAAGGGCTCTATAACCTAGATCATCTTTCACCTTGATAAATACCCTATAAGGTTTATCTTTAGCAATCTTTCGAGCGTAATTTAGAGCCTTATCAAGCTCTTTATTTGTGATATAATCGGCGCACTTTAAAACTAAACTCATACCTTTATGGTATTGATATATCTCAAATTCATCAAAGCCATGTTTTGCTAACTCTTCCATGCTACATAGCATTATTTTTCACCTCTTTGCCCATTAATCGATACAGCTCGCCTTTTACATATGATCTTGTAGCCTCGATATAGCTATCTAGTTCGTTTTTTTCTAAAATTTCAGCTCTGGCTATGCTGCTTAAATCGACTTTTACACCACAATTTTTATAGCGCCAGATGTACCCATATATTCTGGTATCACCTAAAACACCATCACTTTGCACAATAGAGGGAACGATTATATCGTTATCTATAACAATCGTTAAAGCTGCTCTTAACTCTGTTAGGCCTAGCGCACTTTCAAATCTGTTCATACGCTCCACCTACTTTTTGAGTTCTGCACTCACATACGCCACTAATGATACTGCGAATGTGCCAAGAGTTAAGCCAATTAATCGCAATACATCGACGCCAGTTACGCCGAATAGTCCAATCAGCCAAAGAACTGCCGCAATAGCAAGCGCAATAAGCTCAACTTTCATCGCTAGAATAAAAACTATGGATACTGTGTATAGTAATGCTTTCATTTTTTACCTCATTTTCGATTTTCATGATATGCTTTTTAGTTACTCACTTTTTATATCGCCAGAAATAGCTACACATTTAGTAAACGGTTCTACTTCATATATATCGCTAAATCCATCAAATTGGTTCAATATAAATATTTCCATTTCCTTATTTTCGATTTGCTCTAATCGTTCAATCAACTCTTTTACTTTCATTTGATTTCTCCTGTTTGAAACTCATATCTTATGTCCGTTTTAGGCGCATTAATCATAATAAAAACGCTATGATGTGCTGGCGATTTTGTATGTTCGCCTGTTTCGCTTATGAACTTAATGCGCTTAGTCGGAACATATATGCTTATATTTGTTTTGCTAAATAGCTTGTGCCGTTGTACCCCCCCCAATGTATCTATGGGTAATACCAGTACACATGGCTTGCCTGTTTCAATGCATTTAGCTATAATCTCATCTTTATTGCTATATGGTGGGTTAGATATTAGATAATCAAACTCGTATTGATTTGTTAAAAAATCAGTAATGCCATATATAGCCAACGGATCATACTCTTTAGTGATTACTTTTGTAAAATTGCTTTTCTCTGTATCGAATGGCAGCAGTACCCTCGCACCTTTAGGCGGTGGAAATATCGCGAGCATTGTTCTTACTGTTTCGAGTGGTGTGTACCACTCATCTGATTTTAAGCCAGTTATTAACGCCTGTTTCATTTCAACCTTTCCAATTTAATTCCTGCATTTAAAAGGCGTTTTCTCACCACGGCGAATGACATATCACATGCCGCTGCGATTTGTCTTATTGTTAAACCCTCACGCCTCATATCAATTAAAGTGTTTATATCTACGTTATAGCGGTTTTTCTTTCTGGCTCGAGCAATCTGTAGCCCTAACTCCTTTAGCGCCTCATCTGGACTTTTACGCCCATATATGCAAGTGCCGAGAGCGAACCAGTTACCAGCGTATACAAGTTTCATGATTTCCTTTCTATGCCACTATAGCCGCTCAATTCTATCTAATAAATCGAATACCTCGTCGCTTGTTAGATAGCCGATTACATCATCTGTGATTGGCGTATCATAGCAAAGCTAACCATGTTTTAATACAGCCAGCTCAAAAGGCTGCCCCTCATTACAATAAGCAATACCGCCAGTAATTACAGAGGCGCCGTATCCGTTATCAAACTTAAATTTCCATTGTTCGCCGTCCATACGTGGTGTATGGCTCACAAGCCCATTATGTGCTTGAAAATCTTTGTATTCTTCCATTGCTTACCCCTTTTATCCCTTAAAAAACACAAGCCAGATTGTTTTCCCTCTACGTTGGCCAATTACAGGCTCACTAGGCAATAATTTTTTAACATCTGAAAATAGCACTTGTTCCTCGTTCCATTTAAAAATGAATGTTCCGTTTTCTTTTAGCACTCGCCAGCACTCTGAAAGCCCTTGTTTAATATCGTCTTTCCAGTTAGGCCCTAGTGTTCCATATTTAGCTTTTAAATATGATGTTTCGCCTGCATGTTTTAAATGCGGCGGATCAAAGATAACTAAATAGAATGTTTCATCATCAAAAGGAATGTTTTTAAAGTCGCCTATCAAGTCTGGTGCGACGATTAATTTTCTTCCGTCGCAAAGCTCTGTTTCTAATGTTCTGTTATCCATATAAACAGCGCTTTCATGTTCTTTGTCAAACCAAAACATACGAGAACCACAGCAGGCGTCTAGTATTTTCATATCTTTATTTCCCATTACTTTAAAACTCGCTCACTCTCTAGCGTGCCCATTCCTTTTATTTCATCGATAAGTACCTCTTTTGCCTCATCGAATAGCTCTGTATCGTTGCCAGCAATAATGCATAAGGCTTGCTCTGCCACATCGCACACAAAGGATAAGAGCTCTACTGTGTTACAATTCTCTGCTGTGAGCGAGAAGTGCTTTCCGTCATATTCGGCTTTTATAGTGCGTTTCATAGCTGCCACCCTTAGTCATAAATTACTAACTTTTCAATTTCGAGCTCTACTTCATCAACGCATACATCGTGAGTACCGTCTATCTTGCAGCAGTCAACTGTAATCTGATCGTTGACAGTTTGCAAGATTTGAGTTTTCAGCTCTTGCGCCTCGCTTTCGCTCTGTGCGTCGATTGCTATATCTAATGTGATTGTGCCTGTTAAGAGCAACCTGTATTCTGTTTCGCTATTTGTCATGGTGTGTGATATCCTTTCTGAAATAGCTTTCTAAATTCTTTGTAAGAAATAGAGGCAGGGGCTTTGAGCTTTCCATAGCCCCTAGTTGTCGCAACTTTTCGGCGTTTAGGCTTTTGAGTGGTGTCGCACTCTCTAGCTTTTTGCCTTTTGTACTCATCGACTAATACAGTGTTTTCATTAATTGGCTGAATAGTGATCTCTGCCCTCGGTCTGTCCTTGTCAATGCCTGCAATCATTGAGCCGTCATAATTGACAATGTATTTATCATCATCAATCACGTCAGCCGCTTGCAGTATGTCGCTAGTTGCTTGTAATAGGCCTACCAAATCTGGCCAATGCGCTCGGTTTTGTAAATAATAGCGGCACAGCACCGATACTGGCCCATGAACAGCCTGCACTCGAGCCAGCTGCATGAGAGCAACTTTCTCATATTCTTTAAACGCTTTTGACGGTAAGAGTACACGTTTATTGTTAATGAGTGCTATTCTGCTGCTGTTTTTTTTCGTTCTTGGTTGGCCCAATATTACAATTTCCAACTTTACACCTCTATAACTTTCAAATTATTTTCTAATTCTATGCGGAAAATTTCGTTATTTTACCACCTCTAACTATTCTCTCGATAATTCTATCGTGAGAATTTTAAACTCGCCTTATAGGGCGTTTAAATGAATTTTTATCATCTATGAGAGGCACCCATAAAAACAGCCTCTTGATATTCACCTCGTAAGCGATCATATATACGCTGGCTGTAGTTATCCTTTGTCCAGCTATCGCTATAGTTAGTGGTGAGGATAATCGGCCGCATTCGGTTGTAGCGGTCGATGATGATACTCTCGACTTTCGCCGCCACCCATTCAGATTTTGAGTATTCCGCCCCAAAATCATCGAGCAGTAAGAGCGGTACATTCCGCAGCTTTTGCTCGTAACTCATGAACGCCACGCTATCGCCTTTGGATAAGGTGAGCATATTGTCTAAGAGATTTGGCATTGAGATCATTAAGCACCCCTTGCCAATCTTTAACGCCTCTTTTAACAGGCACACACCGAGAGAGGTTTTTCCTGTGCCAGCTGGGCCCCTCAATATGAGGCCCTTGCCTGTGCTCAAATTCTGCTCTAGGTGCTGCCTGTAGTCATTCACTATGCGATAGGCCCCTTGGTTTTCCTTTGGAAACGTTCCATTTTGTTTTAGCCAAGCGAAAGACATTTCATAGTAGCGTTTAGGAATGCCAGCCAAGCTATATGTATTGTTTATATCGGTCTGAATGATTACAGGCTTATCATAGATAGGCTTGTAAAATTTGTAATCAGTTTTGGCCGTGCACCCTTTCGTATTCGGCCTTCCAATCGACTGCCTCTTCTTTAGCTTTTCGATTGCTGCCGTTACATCTATTTTTTTCATTTCCTAACCTTTTATTTTTCAACACGCCCTCAACGTATTTAATTGAGGTTTTCCCTCTATCGTGTGTGATCTCGATAGCCTCTACTACTTGCTCTGGGCCATATTCCTCGGTAAGCATTTCTAAAGTTTCTTTTATAAAAGAAGAGATGTCTCCGAAAGTATTAAACCAAGTTGAGAATACATCGTTTTGAATTACTGTATTTTTCTCTTTACTTTCCTTTACTTTACTTTCCTTTACTTTTACTTTACTTTCCTTTACTTTACTTTGTGTACTTTTGTATACATTAACTGGGGTTTCTGCAACATTAACTATAGTTTCTGCAACATTAACCCTAGTTTCTGTATACATCATGTCAACATTAACTAAGTTAATGTCAGCATTAATTTTTACCGATTTTCTACGCTCTGTGATTTTAAGGTATCTGTTTTGTATTCCCTCAGATGTTAGGACTCGAAAATTGTCGTAAATTCTAAATGAGAATAACCCAACCTCACAAGCTCGATTTATGACATTTTTTACATAGTCGGTATCGAGGTTAGTATCAAGAGCAATGAGTGCTATATCATCATCTTTAACATTCATGAAATAGCCCTCATCTCTATAGATCGCTGCGAATATGTATATCAGCACAGCAATAGAGCTGGCCCCACACGAAAGCATGATTTTTCTTATTTTTAAATCACTTAAAAACCCTACATCAAGAGGGAAGTACTCAACCCCTTTCGCTTTAGGTCTAGCCATTATTAAAACTCCTTATCTAATAGGTGATAACGTAATATAATCTCTATCGCTCGTCTTTCCATATAGCCCAATCTGTAGACCATAGTCTAAAATGCTTTTTACTGTATTAGCCGAAACACCTGTTTCCTTTTCGGTACGTACCATAAAGGTAGGTGTATAAGGAATATAGAACAGCTTTAACGCTGCGATATAATCCCTTACTTTCACCCAGTCAGCGCCGAATTGAGCGAGCATTTTATCATTCATGGCCGACTACCTCGCCTGTGTTGGCGTCGATGATCTCGCCTGCCACGTTGTAGGTGTCGCCGCTCGTCTCTGTTGCTGGTTCATCATATTCTGCGTCAATGGTTTCACCGCTGAAATCGACATCAAAATCACCGTCTTTATTCATGCTGATTATGCCACCGTCATTACTTAATGCTTGGCTCATTTGAACGCTTTCAATGCTTAGAGGGCCGAACTTGGAAAGTAAGCGTTTGAGAACGGTTTTTTCAGCCATAACATTGAAATCAGCAAGGCCCCATTTATCGGTGCCGCCCTTATAGTTTTGGCTGTATTTTTTGGCATGCGCTTGCATTTCGTCAAGCGTCATGAATAGCATTTTTTCAAAGCCGTTTGTGAGTCTGAAATAGGCAAGATAACCGATAACTTTATCACCTGTACGATTACCGAACTTAAATTTATCGAGCAAGCGGTTCTCGTATTCAAGCTCGCCATCGTATACTGTTTTAGCTCCAATGTCTACATATTGGCCGCTGCGTTGAGCTAGTTGGATATAACCTTTATAGCCGAGTTGGAACTGTGCAGCACCTTTATAAGGCACAATATACGCAAAGCCCAAGCTTTGATTAATCGGCAAGTCTAGCATAGCCGCCTGTGCCGCTGCCCCAATGACTGTGGCAGGGTCTGCTTTCATCAAGTAATTATTGTTATTTGTAACTGCAATAATACTGCTCATAAAGCCAGCTGCTTTCTTGCCTAGCATTTCCTCAAATTTTTTCTTGTATGCTGGGCTTTCGAGCATACCTTTTAATGTTTTAGCCTCTTTTGCGGCTGTGATAGTGTTTTTCTTTAATTCAATTCCTGTTGTTGTTGCCATTATTATTTATCCTCGCTTTCTGGGAATGCGTCGCCTTTAATACCTGCAATATAAGCCTTTAATTGCGCCACTTCACCTTTTGCGTTATCTAGATCTCTTTCTCTACATCGAATAGACCAATCTCGGCTAGAAATTGTATCATTCGCCTTTTTGAGTTCAAGTTCTAGCTCTTCTATTCTTTTTAAAAGAACTTTCCGCTTAGGTTTATTTTCCGTTGTTTCAATTGTTGTTTTTTCTGTGTTTTCCATTATTTTTTCATCTCCCCAATAATTAACACTTCATTTTCAAAATCGATATATATCCCTTTTATTTCAGCTGTATGCTTAGATGTATCAAAGGGCGTTCTGATAATTACATCAAACTCATCAGGAATAGCCTCGAGTAATTTTCTTAGGTTATATGCCTCAATCATTTATCACTTCACCTCAAATCTACGACTAGGCTCACCCTGCTTGATGTAATTTGTATACATTTCTGGGTGATCGCTCTTGAATTTTTTGCTGTCGAATGTTTCACGAGGCTTGCTAGTTTTCCAAGATACAACATGCTCGCCAGCTGTAGCCTTTTCGTTATCTTTCATATAGTCCTTTAAAAGATTTTCAATACCTCGCTTTTGAGCCTCTAACTCTGTGAGCTGGTCTTTAATTTTTAGATAATCAACTACAGCATTGCTATATTCAGCAGGTAACTCAATAACATTACCGTTACTGTTTTTATAAAGTTTTTTGAGTGCCTCGCTACAAGCCTTGCTATCGTCTGGCGCTGGCATGGTTTTAGTTTCCACTAACCACCAAAACTCTCGGCCAGTATCAATAATTGCTTGGATAACCTCATCATTACGCTTGATTTCTTTGTAATAGAATGTATTTCCACCTACAAGGCAAGCTATCCACCAGCTAGATTTACCAGTAACCGCCATATAGTGCTGACATTGCACATAGTAGGCGTCTGGTACGTTGTCGCCTTCCCATTCTTCTTTTTTGAATGCGTTCGCCGTTTTGCATTCAAGCCCTGCGTCTTGGCCTACGATCTCCCTATCTATGTTAGCCAAGAGATACGGCCATTCCTCGCTTTGTAATGTGTAGTTGTTATTTCTAACTTTCCACCCTGTACGCTTAGCGAACTCTTGGGCTACAATATCCTCTAGGACTGTGCCCCAATACATAGCTTCGGACTCTTTCTCATCGATTGTGTCGCTGGTTTTATCGAGCCATACATCAAGAGGGCTGCGCCAGTTATTAACGCCTAGTACGGCGCTCATATCAGAACCACCAAGCCCTAGCTTGCGAACCTTTAGCCATTCTTCTCGAGTGGCGTTTTTGCTGTCAAAAATCTTTTTGAATGTCATGTGTGATGTTCCTTTTTAAGGAATGTAAGAACCATTCGCTTTTTGTGAATGGTTCTTTTTTATGCCAAAATACAGATCATTGAGTAGATACTGTATAAGACAGCTAGAAATGTGCTTGCCATGCATAGCGTTGCTAATACCTCGATTACCATTTAATTAAAGCCTCACCTGTACACCACCAGTAAGCAGTGGCAAAGAAAAAAGCCAATGTTAAGAAAGTGAATAAAGCCATTTGTAACGATGTAGGCTCATCATTACAGCCTAGGCGTCTAGTTTTCATCGGTTTTCTGTGTCTTGCTTTTAGTTGCTGCGTCATCATGTTTCTTTTTTCTCCATTTCTCAAACGCTGCTAAGTTTTCAGCGTTGTTATAAAATTCATATATAGTGTCTATAAGTAGCTGCATATCATTTACCTATAAAGCGGTTAATAAAATACTGCTGCCCTTTGCCTGTTACTTTAGGTGTTTTGTTTAGGCTCACTCGGCCGTCTGAATGAGTTATAGCTGTTTCTTTAATTCTGAAAAGCCCTAGTTCCATAGCTCTCTGAGTTGGCATGTTGTAAGAGCCGCCTTTTCGTGAAATCAGAAAGCCCTCATTTCGCAGTTGCTCAAACAGTCTATTTTGTCCTACTGCATAGCCGTTCTGGTTTAGCAATTTGGCGAGGTCACCTACTAAAATGTCTGTATCGCTAGTACTTACAGCGTCGGCAAAAAGCACTTTTGGCCGCTGCGCCTCTACTAAAGCTCTGGTTTTGTTGTGTTGCTCTACTTCATCTGCATAGGCTCTCAAAGCCTCTGGCAAGGTTTGAGGAATATTAAGAGCATAGCTGCCTGTTCTGCGTAGTGCAGGGAGTACATCGTGAGTTATCCAGCGTTTAAATTCTTTTGCCTCTGGCTTACGGCTTGAAAGTACAAGGCTGTATAAGCCATATTCGTTAATAACATTTGTTTCACCTTGACGCCCTAAATTCAACTTAGCCCGTTCGTCATCATCTAGTCTTTGTAATGCCATAGTTGTATTTGTGTGTTCTAAACAATCGCATACATCTTTTGCTACAAACCACGGCTCATTATCTTGTAGAATAATTCGCACATTCCCAAACATCGCATTATTAAATACTTGTAATTCGTTCATTTAATCACTCCTCTTTTGTTGATTATGAACATAGACTTTTTTGTCTGTGTTAAATGCTTATTAGTTTTTCACAATTTTGTTAATTACTCATCTTTGATTAATTCGTTGATAGGAACGCCAAAGCAATCGGCCAGTTTTTGTAAACTCGTTACGCTTGCCCCATTTTTACCATTTAGCCATTGACCTATGGCAGCCTGTGAAATACCAGTTTGCTTTGATATTGCGTAAGCTGTCATATTTCGTTCTTCCATAAGCCGCTTTACTTTTGCCAAATTCATTGATTATCACCTCACTTCTTGCTATAATTAATTTACTAAGCATTTATTTAGTATTACAGCGCTTTTGCATTTGCTATGTATTTGCGTTGCCCTGTGATTACATAGTACTACGCAAATGCTACTAATGCAATTAACTAAAGTTAACAATAATAAATAAAGGCAAGTTTATTTTTAACTTTTTATAAATAGGTGGTAATATGGCTAATGAACGTATATTTCAACTAATGGAAAAGCTAGGCTTATCGGCTTATAGGGTCTCAAAAGATACTGGCATATCGCAGGCCTCTCTCGCTGACTGGCGAAAAGGCCGCTCCAACCCTAAAATTGATAAACTGCAAAAATTAGCTGCTTATTTTGGCGTTTCTATTTATTATTTAACTGGCGAAGTTGACGACTTCGACTCTGCTCGTCAACAAAAGATAGGCTTTATAAAAAGCTGCGGTGTTGATACAGATTTCTCGCACTACGACGATGAAAGTATTGACGATATATATGTCGCCATGCAATTAAGAGGTGCGGCGGCGCAAAATAAAAAAGCATCCTCTCGCATTGACGTAAAAGAGGACGCTCAAAATATGGATTTAAAAAAAATATTAGGCAGCCATAGCGTGATGTTCTACGGTGATTATGAGTTGAATGACGAAGAAAAGAATATTATTGAGGGTGTAATTCAAGGGGTGTTATCGCGCAAAAAGAAATAAAAGCATTATCATGGGTGAAATTAAATTAGTGGGGGTAATATTATGCGACGAATGTTACCAAAAGTGTTAGAGGTTATTAAAGAGATGAAGTCGAACGATCCAGATGTCATTGCGTACAAATTGCATATTGATGTCCATTACAGAGCGATGCCGCTAAAGGTTAAGGGGATGTTACTTCGAACGCCGTTCAGTAAGGATGTCATTATTAACTCACGGCTAGACGCGAACCAAAAAAAGGTGGCGTTAGCGCATGAATTAGGTCATGTTATATTGCATAAAGGCGGATATAACTTATTTGATATTGACCTATTGACAGATAGGGATAAAAAAGAAAAAGAATATCAAGCAAATAAATTCGCTTTTTTATTAGTAGCGCATACCTGCTTGCGAAACTCGCCAATGATGATTGACTCAATCAAGAATGAACGGGAGCTTACTTTTACTGACACGGTGGAGCTGTTGAAAATATTTGAGAGTACAGGGTGTTATATTAATTAAAAGGGGTAAAATCATGAAGAAACTTATCATTACAGCATTATTGATTTTATCTATTATGCCAGCGCAAGCTATCACTTTGCCAGAATTAGCCAATTATAATAGCTATATAGAGTTACCTAATGCGATGAATGAAAAGCAGTTTATGCCTATTGATGTACAAGTTATAAATACAGGTAACAATACGCTAGAAATCATTATACCAATATATAGCTATATGCCATTTTATAAGAATTACATCATCACGGAGTTTGTGAAACACTATTATTATGACTTCAATAGTCGCAGCATAGTGTTGGAATTAACAGAAACAAACCTCATAGACGGCCGCAATGGTAAGGTATTAAAACGATCTAACCATAAGCCACCTAAGCGAATTGAGTTACAACCAAATACATATGGTTATTTAGAGGCTATGATAGCGCTAGGCAATGCCCAACGCACAGGCAAGTTTACACCTCCAGCAGCCCAATAAAAAAAGAGCCCCTATCAAGGGGCTTTATTTATACCTAAAAACCAAAAACCGCCGAGTGTATACATCGGCGGTTATGGTTATCACATCTTTACTTCTTGATAAGATTATACCATTGAAAGGAACATCACACAATGACAAATACAAAAGACTTACAAACAGGCGTTATATACGCCAGATATTCAAGCGATAAACAAAGAGATGAGTCCATAGAGGGCCAAATAAGAGAGTGCACAGAATACGCTCAACGTGAGGGCATATTAATTACTAAGATATACACAGATAGAGCCCTCTCCGCTCGCACGGATAACCGCCCAGAGTTCTTGCAAATGATCCGTGATAGCGCTCATCAATCATTTAATTATGTGATCGTGTATCAGCTTGATAGGTTCAGCCGTAGCCGTGAGGATAGCGCCAAATATAAGGGCATATTACGCCGTAATGGTGTTAGAGTGTTAAGCGCAAAGGAACATATTACCAATGAGCCAGCAGGCATTATCTTGGAAAGTATGCTCGAGGGTATGGCTGAATATTACAGCGTTGAGCTATCTCAAAAGGTAAAACGTGGTATGGCAGAAAACGCATTAAAAGGCAAGATGAACGGTGCCGCTATTCCTCTTGGCTACGACTTAACAGAAAGCCACCATTTAGCCGTGAATGCTCACGAGGCTAAGGCGGTAAGGTTAATCTATGACTTATATCTAAAACATCACTCTATAGCCAAAATTAGCGATATTTTGCACAGTAAAGGCTATCTTACAAAGAAAGGCCGAAAGATTTCACCTAGTGTGATTAAGAATATCCTATCTAATGAGAAATATATAGGCGTGTACTCATGGGGCGATATTCGTATTGAGGACTCTATACCGCCTATTATATCGAGAAAGGTATTTGACGAGGTACAGCAGGTTATGCCTACACGAATTAAGAATAAGGGCCGACGCTCTGAAATGTATAATCTCTGCGGCAAGCTCATTTGTGGCGAATGTGGCGGCCATTATATGGGCTCTACAGCCACATCAAGAAATAAAGAAAAGCACTATTATTATGTATGTACTAATCGGCGTAAATACCATACATGCACAGCGCCAAATATTCGCCGTGATGAACTCGAGGACTTAGTTATTAATAGAACGCTTGAAATTCTAAATCATCCCTCAAATATAGCTCGTATAGTCGATTTAGTTATGTCTGGGTATAATAACACTACCCAAGAGGCTAAAACGGCCATACAGGGCATAAATAATAAAATTAAGGCTATAGATTCAGAACTAGATAACTGCATGACGGCAATTAAGCAAGGCTTTATCACGGACAGGCTCAAATCTGAAGTAGAAAGTCTCGAAAATGAGCGTCAAGACCTATTAGAGCAAAAAGCGAACCATGAGAGCGCTATTATACCTATTAAATTTACAGCCGATCATATCGAGTATTTTCTTGAGAGAATGGCAAAAGAGAACCCTACCACTAAGGCAGGCCGCTCTCGTATTCTTGATACATTTATCAAGAGCGTAACTATCTATAGTGATAGGGTTGAAATCGTCTTTAATTATAAGCATGAACTACCAGAATTTAACGACCGATGCGAAACTGGTTCGCATTTTAGCGTATTGGTGGGCCCACCTGGGTTCGAACCAGGGACCGACCGGTTATGAGCCGGTTGCTC